TCAAAAGTAAAGAGTGACGTTTCATCAATCAAAAGTATGATGAATGAGATAATGCAAATAGTGAGTGAAAAAGAGACCATCACAAAAGAAATTAGTGATGAAGAAACGATAGGCAAGTTTAAAGATATAGAAAAACTTATCTTACCGTTTTTATATAACTTAATGAAGTCAGACGAACCTTATATACATTGGCCAAACAGAGCGCCAATAATTAAGGCTCAGATAGAGAAATTACTCAAATTAACAAGAGGATAATATGGATACTAATAAGTTAAGAGAACAACTAAAAATAGACGAAGGCGTAAAATTTGAAGTCTATGATGACCACCTAGGTTACAAAACTTTTGGCATTGGCCATTTGGTAGTAGCAGGTGATGAAGAGTATGGAGCACCAGTAGGTACTCCTGTATCAGAGGATAGAGTGAATAGTGTATTTGATTCAGACGTACAAACGTATATTGATGAATCAAAAAAGGTATTTCCTAACCTTGATGATTTACCTGAAGAAGCACAACAGGTAATTGTAAATATGTGCTTTAATATGGGAGCTCCAAGACTTGCAAAATTCAAAAAATTTGTTGCAGCTGTAAATGACAATAACTGGTCAACAGCGGCAGTAGAAATGATGGATAGCCGTTGGGCAAAACAAGTTGGTAATAGAGCAGAAAGATTAAGAGATAGGGTCAAAGCATTAGCTTGAAACCTTAAACGTCTTAATGATGAAAAAGAGGCGGCAAGCTTGAAAGAACGTAATAAAATTAATGACGAATTAATGAAACACCGCTCAATTTAGGCTTGACAATATAATAAAATAGTATATAATGAACATATGAAAAACACGATATTAAGATATTTAATAGGTATTGGTAGTGTTGTAGGAGTTATTACAGCACTATCATACTTACTAAACTATATGCAAGGAACAATATAATGAAGAATTTTATACAATTAGATGAGAGTAAATTCCCAAATACAAAGGGAATGAATCAGAATGGTTTTAGGTTTTATGCCGTAGATGGCAAACACTATCCATCTGTAACCACAATTTTAGGTATTCAAAAGAAAGCAGGCCTAGAAAAGTGGCGTAAGAATGTTGGTGAAGAGGCTGCCAAATGGGAAATGGCCAGAGCGGCACGTAGAGGTAAAGCAACACACACACTTGTTGAGCAATACTTAAAAGGTCAACAACAAACTATTAAAGACGTACTACCAAATGGTATGTTTAAGTTGATGAAACCATACCTAGACCAAGTTGATAATATACATTGTCTTGAAAAGATTATGTACTCACACAAACTGACCCTTGCTGGTCAAGTTGATTGTATTGCAGAGTACAATGGTAAATTATCAGTAATAGATTTCAAAACAGCAAACAAAGAACGTATTGATAGTTGGAATGAATCATACTACTTACAATGTTCTGCTTATGCAATTATGTATGAAGAGCTATTCGGTAAACCGATAGAACAAATTGTTGTACTACAAGCAGGCGAAGATGGTAGTTGTAATAGTTTTGTAAAACAAAAATCAGAATACTTGTCACAACTAGAAAAAGCCATTAAGGACTTTTATAAATATTATGAAGAACTTAATAAAACAAAGCTAGAAAATTAATCAAGTGGCCTCGTCTAATTAAGTCCTTATAGGAGGCATAATGCATAAAATAATAATAACACTTTTGTTTAGTGTGATTGCGTTTACAGCCCAAGCTGACCACGAATTAAAAAGAAATTATGGTTTAGCGCCTATGGGATTGCCAGCGCAATGTGGACCTAGTGAAATTGTAAATCAGTATATTCAAGACTTTGGTTTTGAACCTGAAACATTTTCTATAGCGAGGGAGGGTGCTATCGCAGATAACCCACCAGCTTACTATGTTACCACTTTCACTAATGGCAGTGAGGAACACTTGATAGTCCTAACGGCACCATCAGGTTCCGAAAGTTGTATAGTATCTCATTCTTTTGATTTAACTTATAAGAATAAATTAGGTACTTAAAGAATTACTTGTTGACGTAGAGTATAATAGGTATAGAGGACGTGGGTGCAACTCCCACCACCTCCACCATAAACACATTGTAGGAGATTAGTATGTTAAAATGGTTTCTAAATTTGTTTACTATCAAACACCAAGGTGATTTAAGTAAACATAGACTACATACTACAAAGTACGAAGACCTTTGTAAATAATGTGCTTATGGGGGGTGTGGTAGGTTCGACTCGTATTGAAAGACTTTATAGAGAGTAATAGTTGGCGAACTCAAACGCAATTTTAAATGGCAACGAAAATTTTGCTATTGCTGCCTAGTTAATAGGTGACGGAGTTTTGTGGTGTACTTGGCAACAGAAACACCACGCTTTACATTTAATAGAATAAGTGATATATTATATAATATGAATAGCAAAGAATTTACAAATAAAATAAACGATATAGTTAAAGAAAAAAAACCAATAACTTATATTGACGCAATAGTACACTATTGTGAATCTCAAAACATTGAAGTAGAAACTACTTCAAGATTAATCTCAAAATCACTAAAAGAAAAAATCAAAGCTGAGGCTATAAATGCCAATATGCTTAAGATTAAGAAAGGTGGTACTTTACCTGTATGAATGGCTTAGAAATGTTATATCATATGTTGTTTGTTGAGTATGACAAAGGTCTATGGGGAATAATAGCATTAGGTGTCATATTCACTATTATAAGTATTGTTATGGATTATGGTTATAGCGAGACTAGGGATAAACATTAATGTATGGTGGATTTGATGTATATAAAGTATATCTTGGTGTTAAACTACACTTTACAACCGATACATATGATTATATAAAATATGGTGGTAAAACAAATGCAACGCTGGATACATTCACTAAAAGAAAAGATAGATATTTTTTTCATAAGTTATCTAAGCGATTTAATGAACGAGATATCTTGGATTATTTTGTTGCTAATTTTGTTATTAATGGCGACAAGTGGATAGGAAATTTATTAAACAATGAAGGTACTGACAATTACACCAGATATAAAAAGTATAAAGAGTCTTTTAGATATCACTTTAGGGACGATTGCGTACGGATTAATGATGATTTTAGCAACAAGCGTATTTCTTTTGATGATGGTTTGGGCGTATCTAATGGACAACATCCTAGACTCTTACGATTACTTATTCAAGGGAAAATTAAACACGAAACCACCATCTATCTGGATAAACACCTTGCGTTTTTCAAAAATTGGGATAAAGATATTAATGAAAAAGTTGTATGGCCTAAAATCTCACATACGATTACCAGATTGAAGCCGTTTTTAAATTTTAATGTGACAGAAGCAAAAATGATTATGAAAGAGGTATTTGTTAATGATTAAAGAAGTGAAAGATGAATATGATAAGTGGAAACCTAAACTAGATGATAAAATCAAGGCATTAAATTCATCAAGAGTATTTAAAAAGGTAACACCAAAAGGTGATTTATCTTGGTACGTAAAATGGTTTTCATCTTTAGTAATACTATCAGGTATGGTATTGACATCATCAAGTATAGAACCTTGGAATATGTGGACACATTTAATAGGTGTATCTGGTTGGTTAGTTGTAGGTATGATGTGGCACGACAGAGCATTGATAATGTTAAATGGTGTTGCTATCTTTATATTTGCAAGTGGACTAGTAAATTATTATTATGGCTAAATATTTTGATGAAGAATGGCCAAAAGAAGAAGAGATATTAAACATTGGTCTTAAAATGTCAAGACAAAATAAACTAGATAGAACAAAAATGAGTAGAGCATTTTGTATAGGCAATGGTGAATCAAGATTAGGTTTTGATTTAGAGAGATTACGACCACTAGGTACCATTATGGGTTGTAATGCATTGTACAGAGATTTTAAACCAGACGCAATTGTTTCAGTAGACCACGGTATTATGCACGAAATATACCATAGTGGTATTTGTTTTGAAATACCATCATACTTTAGAGATTGGACAAAAGTACCTGTACACTTATATAAACTAATGGTAGAAGGTAATATATCTGAATTAGATGTAGACCTAATTAAAAATACCAAAGGCGTATTTACTTCTAACGAAAAAGGTCTGGCTGAAGAGTTTGTATTTCACGGTTCTAAATTAGAAGGCCTAGCACATATTATAAAAAAGAATAAAGAAGTTATAGAGAAAAAAATTAGTGTAGGTCAAATTAAGATTTCTTGGATACACCCTAAAAAAGATAAGTCAACTAGTTTGACAGATGTTATGGGTAAAGATAGAGGTTGGGCTTGTGGTCCTAGTAGTGGTTATGTTGCTTGTGAAACATATAAGGCAAAAGAAGTATTTTTGATAGGCCACGATTTAAAATCAAAAACAGACCGAATCAATAACATATACAAAGGGTCAAAACACTATCTGGCACCCGAAAATAGCCCTACACCACACGATAATTGGGTAAATCAATGGTTGCAGTTATTTAAATTGTACCCTAACACCACATTTTACAAGGTAAATAGAGATTTAAACCTAAAAGATAACGTTAATCAACACGTACCAGAGTGGGAAGGCACACAAAATTTATTTTATGTTGACTATTCCAGCATTGACAATCTATCTTAAATGGTGTATATTAATAAACAATACTAACGAATAACAAAAGAATAGATTATGAACGGATTACAAATACCAAAGGTTACATTTAGAACAAGAGTTGGTGATGAGGTAGAGACAGACGGCGGTTGTGCTATCGGTGGTCAATGGCTTAATAAAACAACAGACGATTACTTTAAGGGTAAGAGAGTTGTATTGTTTAGCTTACCAGGTGCATTTACACCTACTTGCTCATCACAACAATTACCAGGATTTGAAGAAGAGTATGCTCAAATTAAATTATTAGGCATAGACGAAGTTTATTGTGTATCAGTTAATGACTCTTATGTAATGAATGCTTGGTCAAATCATATGAATATAAAAAGTGTTAAGATGATACCTGATGGTTCAGGTAACTTTACAAGATTTATGGGAATGCTAATTGGTAAAAACCATTTAGGTTTCGGTAATAGGAGTTGGAGATATATGGCAGTTATAAATGATGGCGTTGTTGAGAAATGGTTTCAAGAACCAGGTATCAATAATGAAGGCATAGATGATGACCCATACTTTGAAACAACACCGAAAAATATGGTAGATTATTTACGAAATGCTAAGTAAAACTATTATAAATACTATTGATGGCGATAATATAGCCAACACAAATACAACGAACATATTTAATACAAAGGAGATATAATATGGACTTTGAAAGTTTAAAATCAAGTGCTTCTAACTTTGATAAGATAACAAAAGCATTAGAAGCTTCAACAGAAAAACCAGAATCCTCTGGTAATAAATCTAACAAATACCAAGACGATAGAATTTGGAAACCTGAACTAGATAAAACTGGTAATGGTTATGCAGTAATCAGATTCTTGCCAGCAAGTACAGGTGAAGAAATGCCTTGGCAAAGAGTATGGTCACACGCATTCCAAGATAAAGGTGGTTGGTTTATTGAGAACTCATTAACAACTCTTAATCAAAAGGATCCTGTTAGTGAAGAAAATTCAAGATTATGGAACACAGGTGTTGATAGTGATAAAGAAATTGCTCGTAAGAGAAAAAGAAAATTATCATACTACTCAAACATCTTTGTTGTGTCAGACCCAAAACATCCTGAAAACGAAGGTAAAGTTTTTATATTTAAATTCGGTAAGAAAATCTTTGATAAGATTACTGAAGCAATGCAACCAGCGTTTGATGATGAGACACCAATCAACCCATTTGACTTTTGGAAAGGTGCTAACTTCAAACTGAAGATTAGAAAAGTTGATGGTTACTGGAACTATGACAAGTCTGAATTTGAGGGTGTTAGCCAAATCAAAGATAGTGATGATGATATCAAAGCTATTTGGGCTAAACAATATCCTCTAAAACCTTTTGTTGACCCTAGTAATTTTAAGACCTATGATGAACTCAAAGAGAAACTGAATAGGGTAATTATGGGACAACGAAACACAGAGACCGTGGAAAATGTAGACCTCCCACCACAAACCACAACGTCTGTGCCAAGCTCAAGTGATGTTAAATCTAAGCCTGCTAGTGATGATGACGATACTTTGTCATATTTTAGTAGATTAGCAGACGAAGATTAATCTTTCTCTCTCAATCACGAATGCTTAACCCTTAGCGAGAAATCGCTAAGGGTTTTCTTATAAATAGTGGTATGGTAAATATATTTAATCCACTAGTTGATTTACAAGACAAACAATTCAAATCGGCGTCTTGGTATCGTAATGCAGCTTCATTAATATCAGATAGAGCAACATCTGGTAAGTTAATGAGAGACGGCAAGTTATTAGGTAGACCAAGTGCAGGCAGAATGTCTATGTTTGTATATGACCCTAAAACAAAAGCAAAACTACCATTTTACGATACATTTCCACTAGTATTACCTATTGATACGTTTAGAGGAGGTTTTATAGGTTTAAACTTTCATTATCTTCCCTACGGTTTACGTTATAAATTATTAGACCAATTACAGCAGTTTAGTACAAACTCAAAGTTTGACCAATCAACAAGATTACAGGTCACGTATGACGCAGTAAAGAATATTGGTTTAATAAAACCAGCCATTAAAAAATACCTTTGGCGTTATGTAAGAAGTAATTTTTTAAGAGTTGATGTACAAGAAATGGCGATTGCAATATACTTACCAGTTGCTAAATTTAATAAAGCAAGTATTGGTCAAGTATTCGCAGATAGTAGGAGAAAAATCTAATGGCAGTATTAAGAGGTGGTAGAAGAATAGGTAATTATGATGTTAGAATAGGATTACCTAGAGATAAATCATTAGTAGATATACACAAAGACCCTAGATTGCAGAGACAACCTGGTGGTGCTGGTGTATTACAAAGGTTTCAATCACAAATAAATCAAGGCGAAGGTTTTGCTAGGCCAAATAGATATGTTGTAAGAATAAATTTACCTAATGGCGTTGCACAGGAGGCTCTCAATAGAAGAACCGACCCTATGGCAATTAGACAAGGTACTCTACCGGCTGCTAATAATGATTTAGAAAGTAAACAAACTATTGAAAGTATCAATATGATGTGTAATGCTGTGACATTACCAAATAGAGATATAAACACCGTAGCACATAGAACATATGGTCCTAAAAGAGAAATGCCATATGCATATAGTTTTAGTGGACAGATACAATGTTCTTTTTATGCAGATAAATTTTTAAGACAAAGATTATTTTTTGAAAATTGGCAAAAGAAAATAATTAGCCAAGAAAGTCACTCAATGAGATTTTATGATGACTATGTTGGCAGTATGGATATTTTAACATTAGGTCAGTTTGACGCAAAACAAGATGATGACGCAAGAGTGACATATGCAGTAAGATTATCTGAAGTTTATCCTCAAACGATTGGTTCAATTGATTATAGTTATGGTGCAGATGAACAGACAATAGTACCTATTACATTAAATTTTAGAACTTGGGTAAATTTAACAATGGACCAAGTTAATGGTGCAACAACAGGTAAATCACTTGGTGATGTACCTACAATAAAAGCAGGAAAGAATTTTGGCTTGTTTGGTGGTTTATTAGGTAAACTTCCGCCTGAATTACAAAGAGCAGGCAGAGACGCCCTACAAGTAGCAAGACGCTCTTTACCTATTGGTAAAGTGACAGGTGGTAGACTATTTCCACCATTTGGCTAATATATTATAAAGGAGATAAATTATGGCATTGCCTATATTAGAAACAGCGACATATGAGTTGACGTTACCTTCAGCAGATATTGTTGTTAAATACAGACCATTTCTTGTAAAAGAAGAAAAGGTTTTATTGCAAGCGTTAGAGACTTCAGACGACAAGGAAATTAAAAATGCAATCAAAGAGATTGTTAATACTTGTACGTTTGGTTCTTTAGACGCCAGCAAAATACCAACATTTGATTTAGAATATGTATTTTTGCAAATACGTAGTAAGTCAGTTGGTGAGGTAGCAAAAGTAAGATTACTATGTCAAGATGACAAAGAAACTTATGTAAACACCGAAGTAGACCTATCAAAGGTAGAAGTACAAGTAGATGATAAACACTCAAACAATATTGTTATTGATAAAGATAAAAATATTGGTATGACTATGAAATATCCTACTATTGATACCGTTGACCCTGCTTTGAATGTTAAAGGTATGAAGACAAATCAATTATTTGATATGATTATTAAATGTATTGACTCAATATATGAGGGCGAAACTCAACACCAAGTTAATGATTATTCTAAAGAAGAAATGAATAAATTTTTAGAGAGTTTAGACAGAAAAGCTTTTGATAAAATTAATAACTTTTTTGAGACTATGCCTCAATTAAGACACGAAGTTGAGATTGAGAATCCCAAAACTAAAGTAAAGAGTACGGTAGTGATGAAAGGGGCACAGGATTTTTTCGTATTGCCCTCTCTCACGACAGCTTAGAGAATTACTTTAAGGTGAATTTTGCGTTAATGCAACATCATAAATATTCTCTAACAGAGTTAGAGGGTATGCTACCTTGGGAGAGGGAAATATATGTAGACCTTTTGGTAACTCATATCAAAGAGGAAAACGAAAAGGCTAGGGAGAGAAACAAATGATAGAAGAAGCAAAACAATCAGCCGTTGAGAAAATCAAATGGCTATGGTGGTTTTTAAAAGAAGAACTACCTCAATTTTTATCAAACTGGAGAACCGTACCAAGACTTATGATGGTACTATATGGTCTAGTATTCTATGAAACTATGACTTGGTTTATGGCATTAGAAGCCCCAAATAACGCACAGGCTGGTTTTGTATCAGTAGTTGTTGGTGCTGGCGCTGCCTGGTTTGGTTTATATGTAAATGGTAAATCAACTAAAATACAGGCAAAAAAATAATGTCTTGTAATAATTGTGGACATAAACAACATTGTGGTGAAACTTGCACACAAACATATAAAGACGGTGATAATAAAGAAGTTTTAGTATTATGTTGTAATAGTTGTCATTGCAACGATTGTAAAAAAGGTAATTAAATATGGCAGACGTATTAGCAGCTCAAGGTATTGTAAATACAATGCAGAGACAGGTTGGTTCATCACTAACCAATGTAGCTGCTATGTTACCACCTCCACCACAAATATTGACAAATGAAGAACAACCTGAAAATAGACCAGGTTTTAAATTACTGGATGAGATTAAAGAATATGGTAAAAAATCTTATGAGAGTATTCAACAAGTTGGTTTTATATTACAATCACAATTAAATTTAGCTGAAGAAAAAGAAAGAAGAGAAAGAGACCAAGCCTCTGAACTTGCAAAAGAACAGGCAAGATTAGGTGGTAATACAAGAGGTGACGGCAATGGTGTCAATACAGGTGAAGATGAAACCTCAAGTATGAGTTTAGATAAAATGAAAGATTTTTTGACACTTGGTCTTGGTACAACATTACTATCAGGCGCCGCTTTAAAATCAGCAGGTGCAATGTTAGGTACTAAACTAGTAAAAGGTGGTTTATATGGTGCATTAGCAGCCGTAGCAGGTCCACCTTTGATAAACTATCTTAATAACGAATTTGAATTAGATTTAACAGAGCAAGGTAAAAAAGATATAGCAAACTCATTAACAGGTGCTGCTGTTGGTTTTGGTGTTGCAGGTATTCCTGGTGCCGTTATAGGTGCAACCACGCCGTATATTGCTAGAGTAGCAAAGTTTATTAGTGGTAATTTAGACGCTTCAAAAGTTAGTGATAAAGATTTTGCAATAGCAGGTATTGGTACAGCAGCTGCTGGTATGTTTACAGCAGGTAAAGTTGGTGCATTATTGGCTGGTTCTAAAATAGGTGCAGTAGCAACATTTGGTACTGCTTTAGCTTCATTACCTGTATTAATTGGTATTGGTGGTGCAATTGCTTTAGGTGCAGGTGCAATGTTTATCACAAAAAAGATAGACGAATACCAAGAAATGACATTAGAGAAATTAGCAAATACAACAGAAAAATTAAGTAAACAAATGGGTGAGTGGGCTGCCAAAGAAGAAGAAAGTTTACTTGAAAAAATGGGTATTAGATTAGGTAAATTGTCAGCAATAGGCGAAGCCTCTGTTGCTACAGACGAAGCTCAAGAACAATTGAAACAAAAAGGTGTAGAAAAATTTACTGCTGATACAGCTATGCAAACTAAATTGTTAGCATTAGGTGATACATTAATTGGTTATAGTGACCAGGCATTAAGAGATATTATGTCTGATAGAACTAAATCAAGAAACTTCTTCAATACAATTGAGTCATTAAAATCTATTGCAAGTCAAGGTGGTTTTGGTGAATCTAGTAAAGATATATTTGAAAAAATGTCAGCGTTTAGTGATAGAATACAAAACTTTGCTAAGGCAGAGGTAAAAGCAGGTAATACTGGTGGTGCTATACAAGACATTGCTCTTAATAAAGAAGGATTTGGTGGTGACCAACTAGAAAAGGCAAAAGATTTACAAAATGATTTACAAAAGGCACAGATAAGACAAGCAAATGCTCAAGAAGCATTGATGTATGCTAAAATGGCCAGAGAGACGGAAGATAAAGAACAACAAAAAACATTAGCGGGTAAAATTGCTGATTTAGGTTTCAATACAGATATAGAGAGAGCCGAATCAGACGCACAAAAAGAGTTAGCGAGTGCTAATGCTAAAGCTGCCTTTGCACAAAAGCAATTAGATAAATTAGGCACAACAATGGGTCTACAATTTGATTTTAAAGATGTACAAAAGTTGTACAAAGATGACCCCGAAGGATTAAAAGCTTTAATTGAAAGAAGTATTAACAACCAAGGTCAGGCATTTTTACAAGAACAAGCAAAAGCAAATGCAGTAAAAGAACAACCAGGCACCAACATTGCCGTTGACGCTAAAAAAACAGACGCCTCTGTAACCTCTATAAAAAGAGAAAGTAATAACTATCAGTTAAATAGTGATACTGACCCTATTGCATTAAGATTGGGAATGGCCACTTAATATTGGCCTAAATCTTTTTCAGTAATCAATTTAAATTCTAAATCATTATCTTCACAATAAGATTGTGCCGCTTGCCATTTGGCTTGGTTCTTGATATACTCAAAACTCTCACGCATATAAGATTTGGTTTTCTTTTTAGGTGGTTTTGGTTTTGATACTTGTCTTGATGGTTTTATCTCTATCATATACTTCTTATTTGTTGACATCTTTACAACAAAGTCTGGAAAATATCTATGATATCTTTTGTCTATTGGATTGAAATATCTAATTGGTAATTCTTCACTTGCCCAAAATAACACGTTGTCATTTAAATCACAATAACGCATAAACCGTCTTTCTAGTAATGACCTATACACTACCTTTTTAACGTCACCTACGTATTTCTTTGGGTTGGTTGGTCTATATAATCCTTGATAACTCTTTGCCATTTCTCACCTATAATCTATATAAATATTGGTAAAGGTATTTATAAATGGCATTTAAGAACTTAAAAAATCATATCTCTAGTTTAGCACAACCGTTCATATCAGGCGCAATGGCCAATTTTGGACAAAAAGAAAGTGCTGCTAATGCTGGTAAAATTGCAGCTAAATTAAAAAACAAGTCACCATTTGAGATAGATGATTCACCATCACAACAACTATTAGCAAATAAATTATCATTTTCGCCAATACAATATCCGTTAGACCTAGGTTCTAATGAATTAGGCCATTATATGATATTTGAAGCAGGTTTTTTAAAGTATAGTCCTCAAACTAGTAATTTTATTAATAAGAGTGTTAAACCAGGCAGTCAAGGTTTTAGGTCAAAGTTACCAGATGGTAAGATATCAAATTCAGCAATAGCATTGTATATGCCATCAACAATTACCGTTGATTATGGTCAAGAGTATGCTCCTGAAACTGCTGGTATTGCAGGTGCAGGTGAGGCCGCTATACAAGCATATGAATCTGCTGAAGAAGGAGAAAAGTTAGTTGCCGCTTTAAAAACAGGTGGTAGTTTTGCAGTAACCAAGGCGTCTGAATTTGTTGGTAGTGTTATATCAATGACAGGTGCAGGTGACCCTATAAAACTAATTCAAAAAAGAGCAGGTGTAGCAATTAATCCTAGAAATGAACAATTTTATGACTCACCAAAATTTAGAAGTTTTAATTACACGTTTGATTTTTGGCCTAGAAATCCTAAAGAGGCAAAAGCAGTAGAAGATATTATTTACATATTTAAATATAATTCAGCACCAGGTATAAGTGGTACATTAGGTTCAGGTTTCTTTGAAAATCCTAATTACTTTAACATTAGTTATATGTACAATGGCGAAAGAAACTCAAACTTAAATCATATATCAGCCTGTTATTGTACAGATGTTCAGGTAAATTATACACCTGATGGTCAAGCGACATTCTTTGAAGGCACAGGCATACCTGTACACACACAATTGACCGTACAATTTATAGAAGACAGAATAATAACTAAACAAGATATCGTACAAGGGGCATAATGCAATATTTTAACGAATTTCCTGTTATCAACTATAACATATCTGGCCAAAGTGGCAACCTAAAACAGGTGACCGATATATGGCGAAGAGTAAAGGTAAGAAGTAAGATAGCAAACAATTTAGCTCTATATGATAGTGTTGAAGTGCCTGAAGGTGATTCACCTGAAACAATTGCTTACAAGGCATATGGTAGTACAGATTATTTTTGGGTTGTATGTTTATTAAATAATGTAGTCAATAGATTTCACGATTGGCCATTAGATGAGTATAACTTTCAACAATTTGTAAAAGATAAGTACGCTAATCCTGAAGCCATACACCATTATGAAATAACACAATCAAGTGGTAAACAAAAGGGCGAAGGACCTGCTGATTTTACACACAAAATTCAAGTTAATAGTGATGAGGCAGGTGCTGAATCAGTATCTAACTTACAATATGAAGCGAGATTACAAGATGAAAAGAGACAGATAAAACTATTATCACCTAATTATTTAAATGCATTTGTAGATGAATTTAGATTATTGATAAGACAATAATGATATGGCAACAGACAGAGATACATTTGACCGAGCAGGGCAATTTAATTTAGAAGAGTGCAGAATACTATCATACAGGCACGATAAAGATAAACTTCCGATTAGTATTGATATATTAGGCATATTGGTCAACTTTGAAATAAGAGAAGACATTTTGCCCAATAATGTAATGGGAAGAATTGTTGTTTATGATATGCAAGATATTAGAACCGTGTTGCCTATTACCGGTTTAGAAAGACTTTCACTCACATTTAAATCACCAGGTATATCAGGTTATGATTATTCAGACGTGACCGGTGTACCATTGCAGATATATAAAGTTGATAGTGTACAAGAAGACCCTAATCAACCAAAGGCTCAAGGTTATATTATATATTTTTGTTCGCCTGAAATGTATAGAAATTCTATTACTAAAGTAAGTAAGGCATATGCAGGTCCAGTAGAAAATGCCGTCAATGATATAATCAGAAACTATTTAAAATCTAATAAACCATTTTTCTTTGAACCAACGGCAACAAATACAAAGGTAGTAATACCAAACCTCAAACCATATAGAGCAATCGCATTATTGGCCAAGAGTGCCGTGCCATCACAATTTCCTAATAATTCAGGTTATGTTTTTTATGAAAATAGTCAAGGGTTTTATTTTAGGTCAGTTGCCAGTATGTTGGCATATAATAGTATAGGCTCAGAGATTACGCCAAGGTGGAAGTTTGCGTCAATGATATCTAGTGTGACTGAAAATGAAAAAATGCCACAGGTACGAGACGTAGAAAGAAGATTATCTAGTGTAATAAGATATGACTACAAAAGACCTGTTGATGTATTAGGTAATATAAACGAAGGACTATATGCCAACAAGGTCATAAGTCATAACGCATTTAATAAAACTATTACCACTACCAATTTTGATTATATAAAAGAGGGTAAGAAACAACCACATAATGAAATGAGAAAAGAGGCAGGTCTATTATATCCTGAAGGCGTTGAGTATGCAGACACACGAACACCACTAAATCAACACTATGAAAGTAAGGTAATGGTAAACACCAATACAACCAAGAAACATAATGACTATGAAGACACAAAGTCAAGCAAATTAGGCATTAGAACAAGTTTTAAACAGAGTATGGTAAATCATAATCTAACCTTGTTAGTATATGGTAATACAATGGTCAACGCAGGTGATATAATATTATTTACTCAACAAGTAAAAAAACCACAAGATAGTGCTACAGACGAAGGATTAAACAATTATTCTAGTGGCCGTTATCTAGTAGTGGCCATTAAACATATAGTTAATATATCAGCACAAAGACACGAAATGGTGTTAGAATGTCAAAAGGACAGCGTTAGGAGTGCATTTCCGACAGAGGAGGAGGCATTATCCAACATAGGTCAAGACAAGACTTCAAAGTTTAATATATACAACGAACAATTAAAGGAGTTTGAGGGAGATGTCTATGTTTAAGAATGGCTCAGAGAATCCGTTGAGTCCGGCGCTTCCGGCGTGTAAGGAGGCCAATACAGAGGGCAATTCAGAGGCCAGACGAGAGGGTTATCCTAAAAGAGCCGTGATAAAAGATAATAGAATACATAGTGGCGAATATATAGATACCACACAGGAGGCCGTAGAGTAAGATATGATAGGGAAAGTATTTGAGATATCCAACGAGATTATATCAGGTTATCGCTCAGGCCACCGTAGAGATACGCAGAGTTTATCTATTACAATGACCTTCAAGCGTGCTCTAACGGCGCTCTATCGCAAGTTGTATGCGTATAGAAGTATTAACAATAGCAGTTTGCGTAAGGAATTATTAAATGGTAATAAAATGCGTATGCTTAGTGCTTTAAAAGGCGAGCAATATCGGAAAAATTTATGAGATACGATAAAAATTATTTAGGGTTTAACGGTTTCATCTGGTTTAACGGCGTAGTTGAAGACAGACAAGACCCACAGAAACTAGGCCGAGTGCGAGTACGTTGTGTTGGCCTTCATACGCAGGACATTACCGTTTTACCGACTTCGGACTTACCTTGGGCGCAATGCGTATTGCCTACTACATCAGCGGCCATTTCAGGATTAGGTCAGTCGCCAAGTTTTCTTGTAGAAGGTACGTGGGTTTTTGGGTACTTTAGAGACGGCGAAGATTGTCAAGAGCCAATGGTCTTGGGCAGTTTGCCAGGTGTCCCAGCGGAGCTCGCAAAGGCCGGTAAAGGTTTCTATGACCCAAATACCATTTACCCAAAATATAAAGATGAGCCTGATACCAATAGATTGGCCGTTAATGGTGCTAATCCTCATTTGTCATTAGAGTTGCGTAAACTATCACGTATCACCGGAGTCCCAACGGCCGACTTTGATTTGGTTACTATTACAGACCACGTAAGCACAGAGATTGCGGCCTCTGATGGTGATACTTGGAATCAGCCTGCTATACCTTATGCGGCCGTTTATCCATATAACCACGTTTACGAATCAGAGAGTGGCCATATTGTAGAGTATGATGACACAAAAGGCAATGAAAGAATTTACGAGGCGCATAGAACAGGCACCTCTTACGAAATATCACCAAATGGTACAAAGACCGACATTATAAAAGGTGACCATTATACCATAACCTACGGCAAAAGTCAAGCAAGTATTGATGGCCAATCTGATATTACCATAGGTGGCCGACATAAACTTTATATTAACAAAGACGGTCAAACAGATAACCACTATGATATACAAGTTGGCCCTAATGCTAATATTAACATACAGGTAGATAAAGGCAACCTAAATGTGGTAGTCAAAGATGGCCAGTTAAATACCAATGTTGGTGGTGATTACAATATTAAAGTAGATGGTAATATGAATTTAGATGTACGAGGCGATTACAAAGAGACCATTTCAAAGACCAAAACATCTAACACTACACAGGCCGTTTTACATACAGGTCAGACGTTTAAAGTATTGGCAAATAGAATTGACTTGAATGAGTAAAAATCTCCAGAAAAAGCGCTATTAAAAAAGCAAAGTAAAACTCTAAACTATAAATGCAATAACATCCATAAAACATATATCGGAGGGTAAAAATATGTTTCAAAAGATTAGGACTAAATGGCAAAAGTTTAAAGAATGGAATACCGTTGACCATTGGATAGATTTATTAGTAGATATTGGATTAGTTGCGTTTGATGTTCTTTCAAGCCCTATTCTAATTGTAGTAAGGTTCTTTAGATACTTTATGAATAAGTGGGTAAATGGTTATATCAAAAGCTTTCTTAAATGGTTTGTACATAAGGTATTACGTATCAAGTAAAGGACTCTGATTTTATACATAGTGGTGTTGAAACTTCAGGAAACCAGCTAGGTACCAAAGGTACACTTTTTATCAAAAATTTTCCTGGATATAATTACAACTTCCAAGAGTTTGTCCATAAATAGAGGTGACTTACACTTCTTTCAAAGGACTTTCAATGTTAGACCCTATTACGGCAGTAGCAACGGCCACTACAGCATTTAATCTTATAAAAAAAGGCATAGCGTTTGGACAAGATTTAGATACTATGTCTAAACAATTAAGTAAATGGTACGGAGCAGTATCAGATTTTAACTATGCAGAAAGAGAAGTAAATAACGCTGGCGGTGTATCTAAACTATTATTAAAAGGTAGTATAGAACAAATGGCGTTAGACATTACTATTAATAAACAAAAGATACAAGAACAAGAAAAAGAATTACGTACTCTTATAATGTACACATACGGCCATAATGTCTATAATGAAATGATTGAGTTAAGACGTAAGTTAAGAAAGCAAAGAGAACAGGAAGTTTATCGTCAAAGAGAGGCCAAAAGAGCAATTGTAGAGTTCTTTCTTATAGTAATGTTAATAATGCTTGTTGGTGGTTTTCTTATGTTTCTTGGTTATATGTTCTTTTTAAGATAGCCGTCGGATTCTTCGGACTCTAAATACCTCAATGGATTTACAAGAACCACCTAATCTGTGGCGTAAAATCAAAACCCTTATAATAATCTTCTTTGTTTTTTATTTTGTAATGTATTGTACGATTATAAAGATAGATTAGTTAGTATAAATATTGCTATGATTGAATTAGATAAGTTTGCTGATGTTATAGATAAATTAAAAGATAATGGTAATTATCGTGTCTTTAATGATATACTACGTACAGCGGGTGATTTTCCTAACGCTATATGGTATTCAAAGTATTCAATTAAAAAAATCATTAATTGGTGTTCTAACGATTATCTAGGTATGGGTCAACACTCATATGTAATTGATAGTATGAAGACGGCGCTAGAGACGGCAGGCGCAGGTGCAGGCGGGACTCGTAATATATCAGGCACAACACATTATCACGTTGCATTAGAATTAGAGTTAGCCAAACTTCATAAAAAAGAAAGTGCATTATTATTTACAAGTGCCTATAATGCAAATCAAACCACATTAGAAACAATGGCCAAAGTAATACCAGATATTATGTTTATATCTGATTCAGAAAATCATTCATCTATTATACAAGGCATAAGACATAGTAAAGCAAAAAAAGAAATATTTAAACATAATGACCTTGGTGATTTAGAAAGTATATTAATGTCAAATACTGGTCCTAAATGTGTGGTGTTTGAATCTGTTTATAGTATGGACGGTGATATTGCACCTGTAAAAGAAATAGTAGCCTTATGTAAAAAGTATAATGCAATAAGTTATATTGATGAAGTTCACGCAGTTGGTATGTATGGTAAGTATGGTGCTGGTATTTGTGAAAGAGATAATATAGATGTTGATATTATAAATGGTACATTAGCAAAAGCATTTGGTGTCCAAGGTGGTTACATTGCAGGTAATAAAATATTCATAGACGCAATAAGAAGTTTAGCAAGTGCGTTTATATTTACAACAAGTTTAAGTCCTGTTATTTGTGCTGGTGCTTTAACAAGTATTAAATACGTAAAAGACCATCCAGAGTTAAGAGAGAAATTACAAGAAAGAGCAAAGTTTACAAAAGATGAATTACAAAGACACGGTATAAATGTAAAAGAAAACAATAGCCATATTGTACCTGTTATTATTGGTGAGGCAAAAAAATGTAAAGCAGTATCAGATGAATTACTTTACAAAGAAGGCATATACGTACAACCAATAAATTATCCTACGGTTGCAGTAGGCACAGAAAGATTAAGATTTACACCTACACCCTTACATACAGACGCACATATATATGATATGGTATTAAAAGTTAAATCAGCAATAAGAAGATGTGGTAAAAAATGATTAAGTTATCAGACAACGCATATAAAAGATTAACAGAGTTAAGTAAGAAGAACGATAACAAATATGTTAGACTTGATATTAAAGGTGGTGGTTGTGCCGGTTTTAATTATCATTGGAGTTTTGCTGAAGAAGAACAACGTAATGATGTAATAGTTGATAACATACTTTTAGTTAGTAGAGATTATGAATTATATTTACTAGGTATGGAATTAGATTATAGTTATGATGATTTTGAATCTATGTTTAAATTTAATAATCCAAAGGCTACAAGTTC